GAACTAAGTCTAAATGCCATTATGCTACTCCTTTAGCCATTAAACCTTTACGCTCTACAATAGCTTCAGGACTCTTCTCTACTTTTTTCTTTGCTTCATCAATCAATTGCTTAATGATTGCAGGATTTACAGTGTTCTCTTTACCTGCTTCTTCAGCAGTGATTGTATAAGTAACATCATTCAAATCTGCTAGTGTCTTAATAATTTCTACAATGATTGGTGTCACTAAGAAACCTGTATCAACAGTGTGGTATCCCTTCATGATGGAAGCCTTCACCATTGTATTAACAATAGTAAGAATGGGTGTACCATTCTCAAGCAAAGACATCAACTCAAAGATAGCCTCTGGATTGTCTAGCTTATCAGAATAGAAAGAAGCTACATCATCTATAGTGACATACTGAGAAGGCTGCTCCCAAGGCACACTGCCCGGCTCAACTGTTAATGATTGACCGGGGATAGGTGCAGTAAATAAAATATCATCTGTCATTCATCAACTCCTGTTTTTGTTTTCTAATTGCTGCCATATAGTTTGACACTTTAGCAAATACATCTTTAGAAGATGGTGTTGATACTTCTGATTCTGTGGATGTTTTAGATAACAAACCTTTACCAGTATCTTTCTTTGGTTTAGATAGTTGAGCATTAGCCATACCATCCACTTTACTATAATAGTTTTTAAAGTTTTTCATAGATTATCCAAATAGAACACGGGCAACAAATCCACCAATAGCTGCTGAACTATCACCATCTGCTTTAATGTTTGCACCAGCAACAGCAGCAGCAGCACTAATTTCTGAGGCAGCTAGTGTAGTAGCTCTGTTAGCATCATTCTCTCCAGACTGCCATGCATGCGTTACAGCATCACGATACATCTGTATCTCATTATTATATTCTGTAAGTGTCATCTGCTGTGCAAGCTGAGCATTAGACAAGTTGATGGTGTTGATAGCACCAGTGTTTATGGTGGCAATCTCTCGCTGCCACTGAGCATTAGACTGGTCAATAACCAATCGTTGCTGGGCATTAAACTGTTCTCTCAGGTTTTTAACTTCAGCATTAAATCTAGAAACAGCATTTGTTTGATCAACTCTAAACTGCTCCATGCCGTTGCTCTGTGCAGAATTAAACTGACTAACTTGAGAAGACAAGCTGGCAAAGAATTGATTTGTTTGATTTGTACTTGCAGCATTAAACTGCTTGGTAGCATTCTCAGCAGCAGTGTCAGACAAGAGTGCCTGTGCTGTAAGCTGTGCCTTAAGAACAGTTGTTTGTTGTTCATAAGACATGTTAGTTAAGTCAATCTGCAAAGCAGACTGAGCATTAACAACAGCAGCTTGCTGTCTGTTATTTAAGTTGGCTGTCTCAAGAGTTGCTGTCTGTGCCAGCTCAGCCATGAAACCAGCTTGTCTACCACTGAGGTTAGCTAAGTCAACAGTCTGTGCTAGTCTTGAATTCTCAAGAGCCACTTGCTGTTTAGCATTGAAGTTTAAGTTGGCAATGTCAGCAACACGGGCAGCATTAACAACACGGGTCTGGAAGTTCTGATCAAACTCTTGACCTAAGAAGGTAGCTCTTTGTTGTGCTGTAAGAACAGCAATCTGTTGTCTGTTAGATAGGTTCTGTGTTGACATCTGCTGATAGACAGCAGCATCAGCAGAAGCAATAGGAAGAGCTTTCTCTAAAGCAGCCTGTACCAAAGCAGCACCAGCCAAGCTAGAAGCACCTAAGCCTCTAGCAGACATCTCTGCTGTAACAGCTCTCAATGCACCAGCAGCCCATGAAGGTGGATTCTTAGCATCGAAATCTTTAGTAAGCTTAGCAAGCTGTCCCTGTACAGTCATGTCTTCAGTGACAACACCTTGTGCAGCTTCAGCCTTAGCAAGCTCTGTAGCTACCTTAGTCATATCAACAGCAGAGCCAGCCACTGTTTCTGCTTCAGTCATTACACGATCAGCAGGAGCTTTAACTGTTTGAGCAGCAGCAATCTGTGGAGCACTCTTCCTAGCTTCTGTAAGTGCTGTAGTCCATTGCTCTTCTGGTTTAATTGTTGCATCTGTAGACAATGTACCAGTTGCTGGTTTAAATCCAGCAAGCAGTGTAGCCATCTCAGGAGAAGCAGTTGAAGCTGTTATCTGTTCTGCTGTTAGTGCTGTTGGCATTGTTGCCAACTTAGCAGCACCTACCTCTGCTCCAGTAATTGTTGAAGCAGCACCAGCTCTGTTAGCTGTAGCAATGTCTTGTGTTGTACTAGCTACAATCTTCTCTGGCTTTACTTGAGAAGCAGCAGCAGCCTGTGGAGTGCCTCCTACTGGAGCAAAGGTAACATTACCTCCACCAGTTACAGCACCAGTGGTTGTTGCTGATGTAGCAGCTAATGCAGCCAGTCTAAGTCTTTCTGCTTCAGCAGCAGCAGCAAGAGCAGCTTGTCTTTGTGCTTCTGTTTGAGCATTAGCTAATGCAGTGGCAGCAGCAGTGGCTGCATTGACTGCAGCTACCCTGTCTCTCTCAGCCTCATCAAAATATCTAGTGGATATGTCAGTAGCAGTAGCTGTGTTAGCACCAATAGATCTAGCAAATTGTTCTGGAGTAACTTTATATTGATCCATGAGATCTTTAATCTCACTATCAGACTTAGCTTGATTCTCTGGCTTGCTCCACCAATCAGCCACTACATTATCAGTGATGCCACCTCTAGACTGTGCTGCAGCTACGGCTGCTTGATTGTCTGCATCACGGGCTGCAGCTATGGCTTGATTTTGTTGATCACGAAGCTCAGCAGCTTTTTCCCAACTACCAGTTTGTTGGAACAATTGTTCATCTGAATAGACAGGACCGCCATAGGCATAACCTCTGGGCTTCATCTTAACCAAGCCACCCTTAGCCATACGCTCAGCAAACTTACCAGTGATGGCAGCATACTTAGCACCTAAGGAAGGAGAGGATGCAATGAATTCATCAAAGCCTTGCATAGGACCATCGTAGCCTAGCTTCCTAGCTACAATCTCTTTTTGCTGTGATGTAAAATCTTTCATATGTTTCTTGGTTTCTCTATTGCTTCAGTTAAATAGGCAAGCATATCTCTGTTATCTCTGAGGAGTGCTATCACCCCTACAGCTATACAATACACTTGTCTCTCTGACAGTTTTAATTGGAAGCAGTCGTCTATAGCGTGTATACATTCATGTAACAATGTATCTGCCTCCGCTAAGGGGTGCTGACCAGACTTAATTTTAATTGCATAATCGTCATAGCTGTACTCTCCCAGTTGTTCTGGGAATACATCTACAACTCTAATCGGCACTTCTCTGCCAATAATACTTAGAGAAGCTGGTAACATTATATACCTTTAAGCCTTGTCATACCACAAATTAGGGGCTTAGTCAACCACCTAATACATGTAAGGCATGTTCTATATGCTTCTTACGATCTTCTAAACCTATAGTACCACCATTGATACGCTTTGTCATAGTGAGAATGTCACCACTGTCAGCATACTGGTTGAGCCTGTGAGTCTGCCAGAACCAGCCAGCAGTCTGTGCTGCATATCTGGGAGTGCGAACAAGCTCTGGTTGCATAACAAAATCTACACCTAAGGCTTGCCCTGCATGGTAGAAGTTGCTATGTCCAGTTAGCTGGAGAAATCCGGATCCACGGAACCTGAACCCATCCCCACTAGCCTCATCCCTGTTGCCCATACGATTGCCGTAAATCCTATTGGCGATACGAACTGGCTGCTTTTCATAAGCTGCTGCACTCTCTGGTGTAAATCCCCAGACTCGCTTAGGATTCTGAGGAAACAGCTTCAGCAGGGTGGGAGCACGATAGTTCAGGTTCTCTTCCATGATGCGGAAGTTCCCACACTCATGACCACACTGACCAATCCATGAAGCCTGTTGAGCTGGTGTAACTATACCAAACCTCTCAAAGGTTTCATTGAAAGCATCTGCCAGAGATGGCTCAATGTGTAGCTGTCTTAGTTGTTCACTTGTTACCATTGTTTACCAACTCCCTCATTTCGTTGTAGGCTGCGACACAGGCTGTGTGCTTGACGATGGCTTTGTCTCCTTCGGCAACGATGTCGATAAGAGTTGCAATAGTCTGTCGCTCAAGTTCGCTTGCATCGGTTCCGCTATTTCCTGTGGCAGGGGTGGAACCTGTGCTGGCTTGTACACAACTGGCGGTGGGGAGGCGCAACCTGCCAGTGTTAGCAAGCTCACGCATAGCAGACTGTTTCTTAGATATTTCATTGTTGGCCTTTCTTAATGCTGTTTCTTTATCAGCAAGTTTAGAAGCCATGTTCTTTTCTAGTTCACGGGCTTCTTCATTCTTCTTAGCTATCTCTATCTGCATCTCTTCGTCACGCTCAATCCAGCCATAGTGATGACCAACTTGATATGTTCCAAACAGTGCAATGGTTGCACTAATAAGTATCCAAGGGAGTGGAATAGGGAACATCACTCAGCCTCTTTTCTTGCCAGAGCTATCTCTTCTCTTTCCTCATCAGGCTCCATATGTTCAGGAGGTGTTGTTGGTGGAGGACCGGGAGTCCAACTTTCGTCTAGCTCTGGATTCTTCCATACAGGCATAGCACCGAAGGGCTGGCTAGGAAGGCCATAGGCCGACTGTGGAGGGGCGTAGCTGCTGTTGGGCATACCATAGCCACCACCACCGCCACAGCCCTGCATTGGAGGCTGTGGTCTAAAAGCATTCTGTGCTGAGTTAACAGCCCTCTTACCTACAATGCCACCAATACCACCTACAATAAGTAATACTATATCATTAAGCATCTTGGTGTAGGCTTGGTCAATCGGAGCCATACTCTTAATTGGTTGTGTTACAAAGGTAACAGAATAGAGCAAGGCAAAGACAATACCAAACAGGATGACTGTAATAGCCACCACTACAAATCCCCACACCCTAACCTCAAACTCTTCAGTTGTTAGCTTTGGCTTTGGTTGCTGGTTGGGTGTCAGCATTCTGATTAGCAGTTCTCTCAATTTGTTTCTCCAATATAGGTGCAACTAAATACTCAGGGCATGTCTGTGTGAATTGACATCTAGGTTTCTGACATGGCTCAGCATGAAAGTTGTCTGGGTTCTGACAGAAGTATCTGTACTTGTCTTCACAACCAGTAAGCAGCAATAACAATAACAAATATTTCATACCATTACATCCACAGAATTTGCTTTAATCCACTGAGCTTTAATTGTTTCTTGAGTTTGGCGGTTAAGCTTCTCTAAGTCTTTAAGATGTTGTTGATGAAGTACCCTCTGGTATTCACGCAACATGTTTGCATTGTGTTGATAGGGAGTCACTTTCATAAGCCAACCTTTCCTAATAACATATTCACAATCTTGTCAGACAAATCATCAGGCAAGAACTTCAGGAAGCCTAAGAAGTACAGAGCCACACACCCATAGACAAATATCTTTATACAGATATCAAAGGTCTTTTGATATTCGTTCACCGCCCACACCTTCTAGTGGTTTCACAAAACTCCATCAACTCATAAATACCAATTCCAACTAAGAACAAAACAAAAGCACATCCACCAAGAATAATTCCTAGCTCATTCATCTCTTGTTCTTTTTGTTTAGCCTTCTTCTCTGCTCTCTCTAAAGAGCGAAGCTCTCTTGCATCGTCAATATCCATTTGTGCTTGGCGTTCTTTAATCTTATTCCAAACATCAATCTTACCTGTTGTCATGAAGAGCATCTTCAGCTCTTCCTCAAAAGCTCTAGCCTGTTCAAGAGCCATCTCAATTTGAAGAGCAGTTCCCATGTTGGAACCCTTGCCCTTTTTAGTCTCAATCAATGCCTTAGTAGCTACACTCTTGGCATCAAACATCTTGCCAATCATTGGGGCAAGAGAGCCTAAATCATTAGCCACCTTGCTGGCCTTCTTGACCATACTGATGGCTGTCTGTATGCCAGCTAGGGCTGTCATCGGATCAATCATCGCTCAACCTTTTTCCATTCAATGCATACAACTTTTCTGTTATATACATCTCCAGTCCATGTCCATCGGACACACTTATATTTTTCCTCCTTGGACCCAATAGGGAAAGATATTAATAATAAAAGTATTACTGATGCAGCTTGTTTTCTATAGCCAGCCATATGGCTCCACAGAATGCACCAATAACTAAGATGGGCTTCACTGCTCTAGCAAGCCATTCAAGCACAGTGAATGCACCAGAGGCTGCATTAAATGCAACCACCACAGCTTGTGTATTTTTATCTAACTGGTCTACCTTGGCTTCAACAGCACATAGACGCTCATAGATTTGGGCGTGTGTTACTTCTTCGGTCATAATGTTTATACAGCAATAATAGCTGTAGATGTTTCTTTATCAATTGTTAAATTGCCTTGGCAAACAATGTTGTAATCAATTCCATTAGTATCTTTTTCGCTTTTAACTTGTACTGTTATGTTTAAGTTTTTAAAAAGATATTCTTTTTCATCTTCAAACACCCGCCACACATGGTCAATGGTTCCTCTACCTTCTTGACCACGACTTTTATTAAATCTGATTTTGTATGTCTTCATACAATCTCCGCTGCTGGTGCAATACATTGATTGAATGCAACATTGTTTACTTGACGCAAACCAATATTGAAATGGATAAACTTAATTGGTTCATCAGCTTCATGCCGACTAAAACTATGTGGTAACCAAGCATTTGTAAACATCAACAAACCCGCTTTTGGCGTGAAGTTAATTGCATTGCTTGCAAATGTTGCTTGACCCATGTCTTTCTCATTCCAAGAAATCATTGGCTTTGCAGTTCTTGGGTCATGGAATACAATCTTTGAGCAATTCTCTGGGGCTTCAAGAATATAAAATCCAACCATTTGAGAACCAGCACCATGAACGTGCTGTTCCATTGCTGAATGTTTATAGTGTTCTTGACAAAACATTTCTGAAAAGTAAGCCTCAAACCCATCAAGGTTGTAGCCTTGCTCATTAAGCAAGTTCATAGCTGTGCCACCAACATAGTATTGAAAAGGCGTAATATCAGGCTTATCAAACAAATTACCTGTTATATGAACAGGATAAATTTCATGTAATTCTTGTTTACTGCGAATCTCTACAAGTGCTTCTTCCGCAACTTTTCCAACCGCCTCAAGAAACTCAGGCTTGTCAATTTGATAAATCAGCGTTGGAAAATAGATGTTGGCTTCTATCACATCTTGTTTTGGTGTTTCAGCAGCAGCGCACATAGTTAGCCTTTAAGTTAATGCTTGGATTTGAGCAGATAGTGCATTTAACTGAGCAAGCAATTCTTCTCTTGTTGGAGGAGTTGGCTCTGGTATTACTTCAATAACTTCTGGTGTTACTTCAATAACTTCAGGAGCAGTAAACGCAGACCCATCATAGACCCATCCTAAATTACATTCAATGTTTTCTACGTTGATACAAATCATGTTTTCTGGGGGTTGCCATGAATCACCACCATCCCAAATCACAATGTTGTCAACAATATTTTGATTGTTTATAAGTGCATATCTGTTCATATAAATCACCATGAGTAAACTTTAATACCGCCTGATCCACCATTACCGCCAGCCCCTGACGAGACTGTCTTTCCTGCTGAACCACCACCGCCGCCACCTCCGTAAGCCGCACCATTACCACCAGCTTTACCCTCAATAGTGCTTGTGTCTGCACCACCACCGCCGCCACCTCCACCAGACCCACTCGGAAGGATAGAACCAGCAGTTCCAGCCGCACTACTTCCACCAGCCGCACCACCACCAACGGCATATTTATTTGTTCCTCCAGCCCCACCACCACTAGGTGAACCACCTGCAGTAATTTGACCACCACCACCGCCACCAGTACCGCCAAACAAAGAACCACCGCCGGGGTAAACTGTACTACTACTAGGTCTGCTGGTTGCACCGCCACCACCGCCGCCCCATTCAGCATTTCCTGCCGCAGTCGTTATACAAGCGGCAAAACCTCCTCCAGCACCACCACCTCCACCAATGGCATTTGCTCTAAGACAGGTTGATGCCGCAACAAAGCCGTTGTACGCACTTCTTGGAAATCCACCAGCGGCAATAGGGTTAACACCAAAACCAGCATTACCAACACTTCCTACCCCGCCACCACCGCCGCCATAATAACCACTCACACTACAACAGCCCTGTGAACCACCACCGCCACCAAAGGCTTTTACGTAACCGCAGCCAGTTCCAAAAGTTGAAGTTCCACCAGCGGCTCCAATATTGCCCCCATTATTGCCAACAACGCTTGCCGCAGCCCCACCTGCGCCACCAGCACCAATAGTTACAGTAACAGTAGAGGGTAAGCAAGCGGCTGGGAATATTAAACTTGCCCTTGCACCACCGCCACCACCACTGCCACCACCACCATTATTATTGTACTGAGTACCAAAACCAGAGCCACCACCACCGCCACCACCCCAAACGCATACACGCACAAATGTCACGCCAGCAGGTTTAGTCCATGTGCCAGAGGATGTGAATGTTTGTAGGTCAGCGGTTGAGCCACTAGCTGCTGCAATTGTCTGATTCGGCCAAGAACCAGTAATCGTAATATTAGTTCCTTGCACAAGTGCAGGGCTTGCTGTGCCTGTACCACCATTAGCAATAGGAAGTGTTCCTGTTACACCAGTAGACAGGGGCAGTCCAGTAGCACTAGTTAAAGTACCACTAGAAGGAGTTCCTAGAGCACCACCATTAACAACAGCAGCACCAGCAGAGCCAATATTAACAGCTAAGGCTGTAGCCACATCAGTGCCTAGCCCAGATAATTCACTGGCTGCAATGGTTCCATCAGACAGGGGATTCCCTGTGCTTACAAAATTACCTAGTGTTCTTGCTTTAGTCATTCATTACTCCGGTTGTGTAGGCCACACGATAGTCCAAGGGAAACCAGCTTGTGTAGGCACATCTCTTAATGCTTGGCAATAATCCTTCCACGCCTGTGAAGGTGTCATATCGCTACGAAATCTCCAATCAGTTTCTGTCAGTTTATCATCACGGGACTGACGAACACTCTTAGCCTGTTCAGCATCTTTAGTGGCTTTGTAAGCTGCTTCTTGTTCAGCAGCAGTAGTAGTTACACCATCTACAACTTGGTCAATAAAGACAGGGCCAAGCACATACTTTGTGTACCACTTACCATCTACTTGCTCAACACCAGAGGCTTGAGAGTATTGGTAAACAGTACCGCCTGTTGCTTGTGAGCCTTCAAAGACTACATCAGCACCCAAAGCCGTTAAGACTTCAGTTGTTGTTGTTTCCCATGATGGGCCACCATTGGCTTTTGTGTATGCACGAAATTCTGCTTCGTACATGACTGCGCCTGTTTGTGTTCTGATTTGCATGATTGTTCCCAATGAAATGTTTATGCGATAGCCAAAAAAATGTAAGTAGCATTATTGATACTTAAATTTGCACTATCTTGATTAACTGTAAAACCAGCGGAGTAAGGGTCAACGCCATCATAGGATGCTTGTTCAGAATCTGCCTCATTCAATTTTAGATATGGGTCATTACCAGAAACAATGCCCCTTGCAGTATCAAATACTTTCCAATCACCAAATTGAGAGTTATCTGTGCGCTTGATTAAAATAAATCTTGCACCACTTGTAAAACCACAATCAATATTTTGACTACTTCCATTGCCTGTGTATGAGCCTACTTTGGAAACACCCGCACAAGTGGCAAATAGGTAGGCGACATAAGTAGCTGTAGATGTAAGACTTTCCCAATCACCTACTGTAAATTGTGTAGATGTTGGATTAGTATAATTCCATGCCCCACTATTTGCTGTTGCAGAAGCATCAGTTGTGTTTAAAAGAAGATATTTAGTATTTCCTAGAGCAGAGTGATATACAAGCCAATCTCCATAACTTGTGCCATCTCTACGCTTCACAATCATTAACTCAGGTACTACGCCTAAATTGTGCGTCAAAGTTCTTGCACTACCCGTCCCTGTATAGCAAACCTCATCAAAGAAGCTAGGGGCACGTTGCATAAACCAATTAACATAAGTTACACCAGAATCATTGACAGTTCCAGACGCTGATATGTTGACGCTTGTGTTCCCAAATTGAGTTACAGGCGCAGTAGATTCGGTAACTTCTGCCGCAGTTGAAGCACCGCCCAATCGTTGAGAACCACCACGCAGTTTATCCATTAAGAAATTACCATACCCTGTGGTATTTCTAATTCCATCCCACAACAAATCGGGTGCAAATCCAATTCCAGAAATAGTTGTTGCGTTTCCAGTTCCAGTTCTAGCCACAGGCGCAAACACACTAGTCCCACTCGTAGGCACTTTCATCGGACCTCTACGAATTGCCATGTAGACATAAGTTGAGTTGTTAATGTTTATGTCTTGGTCTGTGCTTGTGACTCTAAACCCAGTTGAAGTTGGAGCAATAAATGTGCTTGACGATTCTGCGTTACCTCCATTTGGAAGCAGACGAGCCGCATTAGTCATACTAAGGCCCCGCATATTGTCAAAAATTATCCAGTTGCCAGTTCCACCAGTAGCCCTCTTAGTCAGAATCCACTGAGGCTCCCACCCAATATCAATGACTGGACCTGTTGCAGAACCATTACCAACATAAGATCCACAAGTAATTACATTATCTGTCCCACTTAACCCAAAGCCACCAGCATTGTGAGCGAATAGGTAGGCTACATATGTACCACCGACTGCATTGACAGCACTAATATTTCCTTCGTAAGCACTTACGCTAAACCCATTTATTCCCGGATTTACATTTCCACCAACCCATGCATCGTAAGAATCATTAATACTTAAGTTTAGTGATAGCCAAGGGATTTGACCGCCTTGACCTCCCCTAAAAGAAGATTTCCAATTTGTCGAGGATGAATTTGTCCTTTTTATAAACACAGCACCAAGAACCCCTGAACCCATGTTGTGGTTTGATGCTATTATTCTTCCATCAACCCCATTTCCCGTATAAGTTACAACATCAAAAAACTTTGGTGCTTTTGCAAAAGACCATGAGGAAAAATTATACCCACTCCCATTAAGAGCAGTTGCTGATAAACCATATGGGGCTTCCAATGTAAAACCATTAGAATTAAAGCCAGCAAAATCTGGCGAACCATTACTCTCACCATTTGTGCCATTACTTTGCATGTAATAGCTATTCGATGTAAGCCCACTTGTAAATAGTAAGTTACTGTACGAACTATTCCTACCTTTAATCCAAACCAACCCACCTTTGGTAGACAAATCAATGTTATTGGTGATGGTCTGTGTAGAGCTGTTTCCACTGTATAGGTATGTTGAAAACACATCCTCAATATACTGAGGAACAGCAGCAGCACCCCCACCAAAACCATCATAAGAAGCCGCACCACTTGTTGCTTGTAATGGCATAGTGTTAAGCCTTAAATTGTGTATTGCTTGCCAAGACTGTAAAGGTTGCACTACCTGTCTTGATAATCAAATATCTGTATGAATCGATGCCACTAGCATTACCCGCAGTAGGCGCACCACCTAACCACCTAGTAGTTACACCTGATGTAGTGCCATCAACTTGCACAGCAGAGTTGTAGTAAGCCGTAGCACCTTGAGTAACCAAAAAAGCCACAGTCATTGATTGACCTGTACTCATCAAAGTATCTAATGAAGTACCGCTAGAGCCTCTGAAGTTAACTGTCCAGTTAGCACTTGCGTTACTTGTGTAATACAAGACAGACTGAGTGGTAATGTCGTAGTTAATCGTGCCAGTAGCTGCTGTTGCTGATACTGTAGCTACCTCTGCTGCATCGTTTAAAACAATAGCTTGAGCAGATGATGTGCCTGAGAATGTTTGTGTGGCTGTAAAGGTCTGTGCTGTGTTGGTAGTGGCTATGTTAGCGTTGTAAGCTTGTACATCAGTACCAATAGCAAGACCAAGGAATGAACGAGCAGAAGAACCACCAGCACCTAAGGTAGTTAAATCAGCATCATATGCTTGTACATCAGTACCAATAGCTAGTCCAAGAAATGAACGTGCAGAAGAACCACCAGCACCAAGTGTAGTTAGATCTGCGTCATATGCTTGTACATTAGTACCGA